TCGCCCTGACGAACTTGTCAGTCTCGTTCATCGCATCCCGTCGCTGTCTATCGTCGGTCATGGCTGCTCCTCTCTGTCCACTGGCTCGAATTGGATGCCGTGGTCGCCTGGGTAGGGTTCGGTGTGGTCGTTCTCGCCAACCAGGATGTCCTCCGGGATACCTCCGGGAAAGGCTTTGCACTTGTCATTATCACGCAAATGCTGGCATGAATTACAAGCTATATACTTAGCATTTATCTTGCCATCAGATGCAATTACCAAGTCCCATACAAATTTACCCGTCATGGAATAATCTCCGCCAATATCTTGGTGAGCTTTTTGCCAGCTCTTGTTTCTTCTGTAACATCAGTAATCAATAACCTGATGTTCCTCCGGATGAGAAATTCTTCCTCCAATGGTTTGGTAGACAACATTCTTACAGCGGCCCCCTCTGTGCCTGCTGGTACTGATATTTCGTAGAGCACCGGTGATGCACCTGTACTAATTTCCTCTGCAAAATCCGATATAGCTATATCTGCATCTAGGGATGTAGATAGAAAACCCTTGTCTTGAATAATAGAACCCTTGAGTTTCTTGGTATCAGCTACAGAGTTTGTTAACGCCTTGCTACAACGATATGATGTTATATCCTCAGGTGTGCTGGCTTTGGCCAGTGCCGACTCCAGGGCATCAATTTTCCTCCGATAGAGATTAAGCGCATTAGCATCATCATAACGCAATGCTGCGTTTACGGTTGAATGCAAAGACCCTGTATAGTCAATTACGGCTTGTCTCTCGGATCGCCCCAGGTCATATTCCCAATCCTGATAATGCTCCTCAGCCCATCTTTCTGGATTCCGCACTCTCGCAAATTCCTTGCTCGCCTCTGGCGGCTCGACCACCATCGGCTCCGTCGGCACACTAGGCACTATCGACCCGGACGGGCCACCAGGACGCCACAGATTCGCACAGTCCTCCGGCGGGACTTTCGGCGTGGTGATGTTGAAATAATGTGGGCAAAAATTATGATACGGACCGGGATTTGCCAGCGCCACACTCACCGGCACTTCGCCGCGATTGATCCACCCAACACAAACCGGGCACACACCTGTCCTCGGATACAACACGGCTGTCCCCTCCGATATGCCATTGTTGCGGTAGAAGTCAGCCTGCGCCTTACCCCGAGCTGAGTTATTAGTCCACTGGTTGATTTCCTTGTCCTTCCATGTGGATCGCTTAGCATCCCAAGCATTGATACGCTTGGCGTAGACATGGCGGTTGGCGGTGGGTACGTCCTTGCGGATCTTGTTGATCTGGTTCGCCAAGTCCTTGTTGTAGGTGTTGGTGATACTTCTGGCGTCGTCGGCACTCTGTTGGTTGAGTGCTACCCATTCCGGGCCGATGCGTAGCGGAGCGCGGTATCCTTCGCAGCCAACTTGCTGACCCTGCACAGTCATCTCGCGTTCGTAGGCTCTGGCCCGTTGCGCGGTGAGTTCTGCCTGGAGCGTCTGCTCTGCGGTCTCGTCACGCATGTTCAATCCGTGCGCGAACTTCATTACCGGGCTGCCGTGGGCGACTAGCTGCCCCCAGGGTGTCAACTGTTCCTTAAAGGCGACTTCGACGGTGATGGTCTGTCGGGCTTCCCATTCCGCATCAGCGTCCAACACAGCTTGCCACTCTTCGTCGGACACAGCAAGTAGACGTTCGATACCACGCTTACGCCAACGGGCCTGCAACGCTGTCAAGTCGCGCAATGTCTCGCGGTCTAACAACTCTCGCTGTCTCTGGGCCTCTAGGGCCTGCTTCGTTCTACGCGGCACGGTCATGGCTACTCCAAGTTAATACCTAAAATGTGCTCGAAAGTCTTCCGTTGTTTCAGGGCGTCACTCATCATCGCATCCCGGCCCGCACTCGTGATACTAAACTCATTCATTGCCGCAAGGACACCTTCCCACCAATCCTGGAATATCTCTATTATCCGCTCTTTGTCAGTCGCGTCTACGCTCATGGCAGCTTCTCCCCGCAGAAAGGACAATGACTAATATCTTCTAGTAGACACTCACCACGCCTGCCACGCCACAACTCTGCGATCTCTGTCAGTGTCATCTCCGACCTGTCGTCCCATTCGACGGTGACATCTGTGCCAACAGAAATATGCTGCTCTGTATCCGTTGAGCTCCAGATGAAATATCGAGAATCTCTTTCCCTCGCAGCGACCAACCCCTCAATCTTCATCGTTGCCCCTTCTGTGTTTCCTGGCGGTGCTCATTCTACGCGATATGGGCACTATTGTTCATTCCGAACCGGTGCAATTCATCGAGCGAGTATCCGCAGACCGTTACCCGATCATCATCGACAAGAATTCCCGCAGCTCCGCGATCCGCGCCTTTCATATCTACCCACCAGTCCTCAATGTCCCAACCACCCCGATAGTTCTTCTTGATAGTACCCATGTTCAGAATCCTGCCCTGGCCAGGAAGTCGAGGAACAACCCCTGTCATCTTCGGTATCATTCCCAATTTTACCAGCGGAGCCAGTACTGCTGCACCCGCTGCGCCTAGACACGCTTTGATAAATCCGCGCCTGTTCATTATCGCCCCCTTCTATGTCTTATTCCTGATTCTTGTTATAATCCCCAGAACAGTTCGCTTTATTGGTTCTAGAAACCCTTCCCGTGCTGATTGTTCTGTTTCAATACGTCCGCGACTATCCTTGAGCCAGATGGAAATAGACCCTGGCCCAAAGCTCATACTCTCTACCTCGTGAGGCCGAAAGACAGTCAGTGCATCTCCGGCATTTTCCGGAAGCGATATATACATGCTGTAAAACGGCGGACATACTCCATAGTCACGTCTTTCTAATATGCCACTAAACGAGGATGAATAACGAGATATACGAACTCTGTGCCCCGCGAGAGAATCAAGATTGCTGTAATCGAACAGACCCGTGAGCCGCTTATCGGTTTTGCCAGGCGGCTGCCATCCGATATGCACATCGCTGATACCTGCAGTCGATGGAATCGGTATAAGTCCAATCATTGCGATTTCTGCCAAATCAAGATGTCTCATGCCGCACCGCCATAATCATCCCTCGTGCTCTTACTCCTGATTCATGTCCCATGTGCGACCACAAGTCTGACACACCAGCAGGTTCGGCGGGTGTCCTGGATACCGCAAGGATATTGGCCCGTGACAGTCCTCGAAGGGACATACAATCTCAACTGCTTCCCCGACGACGTGCGCCTCTCGCAACTCACCTTCTACCATTTCCATGCGGCTGTCCCATCCTTTCATCAACTCGACTAAGGCCGACGCCGTCTGTAACTCCTTCTCCGCCGGTGGCAATACCGATGTCTCAGGTGTCGGCTCTTCCTCGGGTATGATCTCCATTACGTCCGAGATGCCCAGAGCCTGCAACGCAGCCTGCCACACCGCAGCCAAGATGTCGTGAGCAGTGTCCATGCCGATGACGCCTAACTGCACGTACGGTAACAGTCCGTCCCGCAGCAGTGCCGACATGGATGCGCTGATGTCCTTCAGGTCTAGCTCTGTTAGCCGGTCGGTGCTGACATCAGCGTTCATGGTGCTGAAGATCTGCGTCCGGCCTTCGTAGCCGTAGGTCTGTGCAGCCCACAACACGACCTTGACCATCTTCCGCCACTGCGCGCCCCAGAAGTTCTGGTAGCGTGACCATTGGCGAAGCATAGGAGTTTCCATGGCGGTTGCGGAGGCGAGCCTATAGGCGTCCCCACTTCCAAAATAGTGACTATACGCTCCCGCGCCCAGACTTGCCATCTGCATTAGTGACTCCCCGTCTGCCTTGGCGTCACTGGCACCGGTCTGTTGACTGAGCCGCTGCAAGTCCAGAGCTTGGTTCTCTACCCAGGTGGAGCCTGCTGCGGAGGCGGGGTTGTTCTCAATGCTGCCTCCGGTGAGTGCTGACTCCAGGTTGGACTTGATGCTGTCTATTGCTCGTGAGCCAGCGGTGGCCTTGACCTTGTTGACGTGCATGGCGATGGCTGCGGTCACCGACGCCCGGTTCTCTCGAAAGCGCGTATGTTCCTTAGCCCACGCGGCTCCGGCCGAATACATTGGCCAGCCCCGCAGCCGTCCCGGGCCAGCGAAGGTCTTGCGGTTGTGAGCGACGTGAATGGCACACACCATCGTCTGCTCGTTCTGTTCTTGAGCCAGCACTGCGTCAGGCGGCAGGTTGGCTCGCTGTAGGAGATCTTCGTCTTGTACAGCCAGCCAGTCGGGGTAGTACATGGTAGCCGAGTTACCATTACCGTGAACCCAGTCACGCCGATAATATAACGGTGTGGCGTCGTCGTCCGGGTCGGTGATGATCTCTAACATCTCGTCGGTGGGTACTGTCCTCACCACAGGTGGCTTGATGCCGAGCTTGTCGATGTAGAATATCCACCAGAACTCCCCGTTGACCAGGACGTTCTCCGACTGAATGTGCAACCCGTCCGCCCCCAAGACAGGCGCGTTCTGTTCGTGATCCCAGAACGTCTGCCAGACGGGTTGAGCGATCTCGTCCTCCGGGATGATCTGAATGTCCTCTCCGAAGCCGTAGTTGGTCCACAGCCACACAGCGAACTGCGACACCACGTCCGTGCGCCACAAGGCCCGGCACTCGTTGACGTAGTACTGCCGCATGGTCTCCGTGTCCTGTTGGAAGCCGATTAGCCCCGTGTAGTCCCGACTGAGACGGGTGACCAGGTCAATGAGTAATGACGAGTCCGCCTCCTCCAACCGCTTCAGCAATACGTCGGGGGTCATAGTATACTTCCCGGCCAAGTATGCTTCCTCCAACGCGACGACGCCCCGCTGAAGGTTGTCCATCTCGCGGCCCATGAACAGCCGCCCTACTCGCTCCTTGATTCCCGGCATTGTCTGCCTCCCAGCCCCCGATTATGTTATTAGTCAGTCCTCCAGCTTCATGCCGCAGCCAGGGCAAAACCAGATGTGTTCAATAAATTTAGAATCGCTTAGTGATAAGCCCCATCCGAAACGGGAGCTGTGAAAAAGCTGTATTTTGCTTTCTTTTATTTCCTTGCACTGATGCGTATTCGGAGGCTCATCCCGTTCCATCACAATCTTTGTACCGACCGGAGTGCTGCAACCGGTAGGCATGCAAAATTCAATGTCAAAATCCGACCCACTCACATGCGTTATTTGTCCAATCTCAATTTTCATGTCAACCCCCTTTTTTTTGCTCTACGATTACCCCGCCCCCACATTGCAATTCAGAATCCCTTGCCCCGAATACAAGTTTCTCCATTACGTCACGTATTGACATCTCAACCCCCTATTGAAACGGCACGAACTTGTTAGGCATATAGACGACTTCTTCCCGTTCACGGGGCTCGCTTATCCAGGAAATTAAATATCTGAGACTGTCAGTGATATCAAAACTGTGTTTCTCCCGGATCTTGTCCGTCAATTCTCCCGTCCTCTTGTCCTTCTCTCGTTGGTAGCTACCGACCTCGCTCAGCAGTCCCTCGCAGTTGTCGTGAATTACCATGTCACCGGACTTGAACATGGAGTACACCCGCCCGATGCCCACCCACAAGTCGGAGAACGGTGGCGAGTCCCCGTCAATGCCGGCCGCCTTCCAGTCCAGACGAGGCTGTCGCTCTGCCGGTTGCCCCACTACCCAACGCACAATGCGCTCGTTGGTTAGCTTGAGAATGGCGTCGGCGTGCCCCTGAGTCGTTTTCCCAAAAGGTTCCCTGTATTCTCGGTAGATGTGAAACTTGCCGTCAACCGGACTGAGTGCGCCCCACACTGCCGCGACGTGCGCCCCCACCGGGTCGATGCCTACCGCGCCCACCCAATTGTACGGGATGTCGAAGTGCGGCACCACGTTGATACCTCGGTCAAAACAGTCGAAGATCATTGTCCTGAGCTTTGTCGCCTGCCCCCGCCAGAACATGGCGAACTCGTCCGGAGGCATGGTGGCCCGCGCTTCCTCGAACTCAGCCACCGGATACGACGGATTAGCGATGGAATCGAACTGAATCAGAGCGATGTCGTCATTCTCCCGCAGCGTCATCTCAGCGCCGCGTTCGTCGGTGATGTGGTAGGTGGGCTCGACTTCTGCAAGTGGATCAAGAAAGGTGGATTTCACCCAATCCAGTGCGTAGAGCGTTGTAGTGATGATCGCCCGTCCCTGATTCAATGCCAGCCGTCGCTTGATGGCGCGCCAGGCTTGCACGTCGAAACGCAGCTGCCCAGCTTCGTCTAGCCAAGCCGCTTTCGCTGTTGCTGCTTCCAAGCCACCCTCCGATTCCGCCGAACGCAAGATGATTCTGGCCCACATAGCGTCCTTGCTGGTGTTTGCGTAGAACTTGCCGCCAGGCTTGGCGTCCTCGCAAATCTCAATGACCCTATCGCCACCCCAATACTTGCCTATACCGAAGATGTCCACAAACACTTTGAGCATAGCAGGGAGGAGCTTCAGTTTGAACAAATCATACGAGCTTGTTGCTGCGATATAGTCTCCCCGTCCGCATCGCTCAATCTCACGCTTTAACCACCATGGTCCAAAAGCCGACTTTCCAGACTGAGTTCCAGCGATCATAGCCACCCACCGCTGAGTAGCTTCCCATGCCCACCGTTGCCCAATATGGAATGAAACCGGAGACACTTCATCCGGCCCAACAAGAGATTCATACCACTTCGCCTCCGGACTCATCTCGTCCAGAATCTTGTCGATCTCGACGCTCTCTTGCGGCGTCAAGAATGGAACCAAGCCGGTCAATTCGCTGCTCATCGGTAGAGCTATCATATTCCTTCGTTCCTGTCGGGTCTGTGGGGGCGATCTTGGTCGGAGCATCGAGGCCCAGCAATTCAGCCCGACGCTTCATAATCCGTAAGTTGCGGTCAATCGCTCCGAGATTGCCGTGCCTGACATCGTTCGCAATCGCCAGTGTCATAGTGTCGAGGCGTTCTAATTCGAGTTTGCGCACCTCGTCGGCGGGTTCCTGTAGCGTCTTCTTGAGTGCAGACTTGACACCGGCAAATGCGGCCTGCTTGCTACGGTATCCAACTTTGCCGGCAATCGCATCGTATGATACGCCAGACTTGCGCAACTCTAGTGCCTTGAGTTGTTTATCATGTACGTTCACTTCACGTTGCTGATTACCCATCGTAAATGCCCTTGGTCAAAATCTCCGTCGTGTCGACATCATACTGTCGTTCCCAGATGTCAAGCATCACTCACCAACTCAGGAGAAAGCCCCATGCCGGCCAATCTCTCCAATGTCACCGCGACGAAAACAACGGCAGGTAATGAGATAGAATCAGCGTAAATACTTCCGCAGGTCGTGCTTGAGATAATAGTTGCAACCAAGCGATTCCAACAACTCCCTAACATCGTAGGCGAAACGTGACCAATCGATTCGCTTGGCCTGCGGATGATAGTTGAGTATCCCGACCTTGAATTCATCCACCACATCTTTGGTCTGTCGTATAATCTCGAACACAGTATCAGGGCTGAGTACCGGCTCCAGGCTAACCCAAGTTGGAATACCAGCCTCATGGAACCTGGCCAAGCTATTGATTCTATCATCTGGCATGGCCGCTCTTGGTTCCCACTGCTTCGATTCTGCATCATCCAACGTAGTGAGCGTAACCGCGAACGCATCTCGCGGAGTGAACAAATCAATATCTCGCAAAGCCCTGCTGCCGCCCTTGGTAAGCGTGCAAATATTAAGCCCCGCCTCATGGCATATCTGTATAGCTTGACGGGTAAACTGATACTCTTCGTCAATATGCTGATAGGGGTCGCAGGAGAAACAGAACAGAATTTGACGATGCTCCCCTTTCGCCGCGAACCATGCCGCATCGTTCCTGAGCTTACGAATGATGTCCTTGCGAGGCTTGGCACCGGTATGATACGCCTGCCGATCTCGCTGAAGAACCTGTGGAGCGTAGCAATACACACAGCCATGATCGCAACCGGTGTACAAGTTGCAAGCCAGTTCCCGATATTCCCTTGCTCTGCCCTTTGTTTCGTAAATAACATTGTGACATCTCTTTGGTTTAACGACGTTTCCTGTTTGAACTTCTGCAAATAAGCTCAATTGACCTTCCATCGTATATCCCCCTTCTACTTGTGATATAGTTCACTACCTACAGATATATTATATCACAGAACTGCTTGCTTGTCAAGAGATATACGATATATTGCTTCAAAAATCAAAGCGCTGTCGGCTTAATATCAAACGCTTCGGCATACCTATCTAATATCACGGCGCAGTTTTCAAGAATAATCTCAGAACCACAATACCTACGTTTCAGATTTTCACATGCTATCAACGCCGTGCCAGTTCCTGCGAATGGGTCACCAATGCAATCATTGGCCTCGCTATACAACGAAATAATGTAATCCAAAAGAGCATACGGCTTCTGCCGTCGCTCGTGATCTTGCCCCCCCAGTGAATCCTGAATTGCCACAACCTGAGTGGGGAAGTCATAATGAGCCACGTCCGCTCGATCTAATGCCGCTAATCCTTGCCCCTCATGCCAATTGCGTTTTTGCCCAAAAGCGAAAACTATCGCGCAGCCACTCATGGGTTTATAGCCCTTACCAGCAAAACGAGCCATGCCAGAGTCCCAAATCCACCAATGGCATAAGTCATGCCGTGCTGCCAGTGGCATACAATTAGCCAATCCCATCAAAATAGCAGTGTCCCATTTCACCCAAGACAAAGCCATATCCTGTTGCGCTACAGACCAATCAAATGGAGGGTCATAAATAGCAATTTTGCAATCTATATTAGCGCTGGCAGCATCGCCACAAAACAAAGTATGTTTAATACTGCCTTCGCGAGAAACCATCTCCCACAGGTCGCCACGTTTTACGCCCCACTTCTCTTGAAGTTCTTGCGCCCGGTCCATGTCGGCCCCGGGGTCTTCGGCCTTGTCCGGCTCCCAGCCGAAGTCTTCCAGTTCAATGTCGGTGAACAGCCC